AGCCCACCCTCCCACGGCTATTCGCCTTCGTCATCAGTTCCTGTATCGCTCGCTGGGCCGATGGATCGTTCGGGCCAATCACCGTCACGTTCATTGACTGCCGAGGCGTCATGCCAGCCGCCGTGGTAGCCGAGGTCTGCCCGAAGATGAGCTGGGTGGTCGGCATCGCCCCGCCCATGCCACCGCCAAACCCGCCACCGCCGCCACCGAACGAGCCGATGCTGACTGCCGCGCCACCGCCCTGCCCGCCGAACATCCCACGCGCCACACCCTTCAAGGCCGACCCGAAGGCGATCATCGCGATGGATGCCGCCAACGCACCACCCGGCATCAGATTGGACAATGACTCCATGATGGCGCCCATGAACTGCGCGAACGCCGCCGTGGTCGTACCGAAGCGGATCATCGCATCGCCAAGCCCAGCCAAGAGCATTGAGCCAAGCGCCCGGAAGCCCTCACCGATACTGCCAGAGGCCACGGCCTGCTCAATGCCCATTGAGATGCCACCGATGAGTGCCGCTTGAATGTTCTGCTGGAAGGTCGCCTGTATGTTGTTCGCCAAATCCACAGCGGCCTTCTGCGCGTCCGTCAGGATGATGCTAGTCGCCTGCGGAATAGCGGCCTGAATACCTGCAAGGTCGAACGGCGCCCGACCGATACCAGTAATAGCTCCACCAGCTCCCGGCATCCCGATGACGCCACGCCCTGTCCCAACAGGAACAGCGCGAGCGCCACCACCAGCTTCCGTGCCGAAGCGACCCGCCAACTCACGCGCCCGCAACAGCGACCGCTCGGTCGCCTCAAGCGAGCGGATTTGCCGCTCCAACTCACGCAGGTCCGCGATGCGTTGCTTGTTCGCCGCCATCTCCTGCGCCGTCAGCCGTCGCCCTTCCTGTGCCGCCGTCGTGTTCGCAATGGACTGCCGAAGCTGGTCGTACTGCTTGCGAAGATCATCAAGCCCACCGGTGAACTCGCCAGAGGTTAGGTCGAGCAGGCCGTCCTGCACATCCCGCAACCGCTTGGTGATCTGCGCCACATCGCCAGCCAGCACCATCTCGCGGAGCGCCTTCTGCGTGTCCTCCGCCATCTTCTTGGCTTCGGTGCTGGCCTTTGAGAACGAGGTGATGGCGGCAGTCGCGAAACCAAGCAAGGCCGCGACCGCAAGACCTGACGGGCCGAACATCATCGAGATCTGCGATCCGGCCTCGATGATACGCGTTCCCATATCTGCCGTGATGGAGCCGGTGCGGGCCAAGCTGTTGCCGACCGCCGCGAAGCCAATCGCCGCCTTTGCCGCCCGGTCCCCTGCAATCTGGGTCTTTGCCGCCGCGCCTTGCATCGCGTTGCCGGTGTTCGTCACGGCTTGCGCGGTCACCTTCATGTCATTGGCAACCGCCTGCGTTTCTTTCTTCAGGCGAGCAAGAGCCGCCTGTACCGTCGCGGCTCCTTCCTCCTTGACCAGCATCTCAACGGAAAAGACCCGCATGACTTACTCCTTTACGACGGCTTGCGCCATCCGTTGAGACAGGGCCGTCAGCCGCTCCCGCGTCTGGTCAAACATCTGCGACAACTGCCCCGCCGCCTTCAGGTACCGCATCTCCATCTTCTGCAAGTCTTGCGGCTGATGGAACGCAATGGCAACCTGCCCTGCCAGATCCGTCCGCTCCCCCATCCGCTCGACCGTCGCTTCTTTCGCCATCGCCCGCAACTCCGCCCACATCCACAGCGTTATCGCAAACGACTCCCCCGCTACCACGCGGACGGGTTGCCCCGTATCCCGCGACACCTCCACCACCACCCGCCGCACGAACTGCTCGGCGTCCCACGGCACGGCGACGGTCGATTGCCCCGTCGCCTCGGTCAGTTTTTTTCCGACCGCTCCGCGAGCATCGCCTCGACCTCGGATACCTGATTGCGGCTCAACTGGATAAGCGCGGCAATCTGATCCACGGTCAAAGCGTCCACCTCATCGACGGTCAGGTCAGGACAACTCGACCGCACGACTTCCAGCAACGCCCCAAGCATCACATCGCCAGCGCCGTCCTGCGTGGACAGCGCGGCGATCTTGTGAGCCGACGCCCCAGTCAAGGGGCGCACGACAATCTCTCGTCCGAACAGCGTCACACGCGGTAGGCGTGCCGGGTTCACCAACTCGTCGAGGTTAATCATCAGTCCTTATCAGACAGAGGTGAGGTATTCAATGCGGAACGGCGCCGAGCCGATCGCCGTGAAGCCCGAGAGGGTGGGGTCAAGCCGCGCCTCAATCTCAATGGCAATGGCAATCTCCGCCCCGTCCTGCCCGGTGATGTCATACTTGGTGCAGAGGGCCGACGGGAACCGGACCTGCACATAGCTCCCAGCCGAAGCCGTCGCCCCGCCGCGTTGCCAGATGGCGCGGACATCGGAGAGGTAGTCGCCCGAGGCGAGCAACTGGCCCGCCGACTTGGGGGCGTAGGAGGTCGAGGCCGTCCACGCGCCCGTCACGGCAGTCGCCGCACCCGGCTCCACCTGCCCGACGTTGGTGGTCGAAAGCTGAATCACGGTGCCAGAAATCTTCGGCATCCGCATCGTCACGCGGTCGAGGCCCTTGACAGGCGACCGCTTGCCGTCAAAGTCAGCGGCTCGGTACGTCACGCCGGGATCGAACTTGATGCCGCCAGCGAAGGCGCCGAACACGGTGGAACTGACGTACAAGACGCCAGAGTCGAGGAGGATGTCGCTCGGGAGAGCGGAGGTGTAGCCAGTCAGCGGAGCAGTCATGGGTCTATCCTACGGAGGGTGGTGGTGGGAATCTAATCAGCCCGCTCGGTCAACACACGGGGCCAGAGGAACATTTCGTAATTGGCGATGACCGCCACGACCGAGGAGTCTGCCGGGTCGGTGAGCATCGGGACCGTCTGCCGCGTCCGCGACCGCCCGACCATCAGCCCAGACCGCGCATCGTTGAACCCCGTCAAGAACTGGTCCACGATGTCAATAGCGGATTCGACCATCGCCAACTGCGACTCGGGCTTGCCAATCCCCTGCACTTCGAGGATGGCGGTCTCGCGGTAGCCGTTGTAGGCCGGAAGGCTGGTGCGATCCAAGCGGAGGGTCAGGTACGGGAACAGCGGCGAGGCGGGAGCCGCCCGAACGTAAGCGCGGGTGCCGATGATGTCCTCAAGCCGACTCCCGCTCGGGCTGACGTACTCGAGCAAGGACTGGCGCAGGGTCGCGTAGATCTGGACCGTGGAGGCCGTGGACGGCAGGGGCAGACTGCCCGGTACAACGTAGGTCGGTAGACTCATCGGACGGCTCTCCCGCGCTCCATGTAGCGGTTCAGGACGCGGTTGTAGGTGTCAATCATCGCCTTCGCGGAGTCAATCGCCACCGGCTTGAAGATTGGCACCCGCTCCCAACGTCGCGTGAAGATGTTGTGATGCCCAATCTCCCATGCCAGCGCGATCTTGCCGACCGTCGTGGGCTTCTTGGGCGGCTTGGCTTTCTTGCCGCGTGGCTTGGCAAGCTCGCCGTCGGGGATACCGACGATGCTAAACCAGCCCCCGCCACGAAACACGGGCGCCTCTCGGCTGATATGCTGGGCCACCTGCGCCGTGGATCGGAAGGCTTGGCTGGTGTAGTAGCCCTGAAAGAACCGCTTCTTCACGTTCCCCTCGTACAATGCCGCCGCCGCATCGAGCGCCATCCGCGAGGCGTCCCGATACTGCTTCAAGAACTGCGGCGAAAGGTCCGTGACTTTGACGCTCATGCCATCTCCGCTTGTAGCTTCCGCAACGCTTCACGCGCCGTGATGCCGGTCGCCGTCTTGCACGGCCCTTCGAGCGAAGTCCAGCGAAGCATGACCGCCGCATCCCCAACCGGAGCCGCTTCGAGCGTCCCGCCGTGCCGCTGGATGAACGCCTCAATCCGCGCCTCGTCGGTAGGCCAGATGCCCGACCGCCGCACGTCCTGTCCGCAGATCAGGCGAGCGTCCATCAGCGGATGAACCCCACGGCAGAGAGCGCCAACGCTACCGCCGTGACCGCCGTGGTGTCGGTCTCGTTGCGAATGTAGATCGAGATGGTGTCGTTCAGCACCGTCGGGATGAGTCCGGTCACGGAAAACCCATAGCCTTCGTTGGAGTCGGCAAGGATCGCAGACACGTGAACATTGGCAAGGGGCGTGCCGTTCTTGGCAATCGTGATGCCGAAGGTCTTGTTGTTTGACGCGCACACTAGCTCAACGTTTGCCGTGACAAGCAAGACCTGATTGACGGCTTTGGTCGCTCGCATTTCGTTGTTGGAAACCTGCGAGAAGCCATCTTGCCCAAGCGAGGTGTCAAGCGCCGTCGTACCAGCGAGCTTGACGTAGGTGTTGGTGGTGGCAAACGTGGTCTGGGCCGTGGATTGCAGATCAACCTGACCTCGGCTTGGGAACAGCGAGACCACCGCGTCACGGATGTCCTCGGGCGAAATGAGGCCCGTCGTGTTGTCCGGGAGTTGCGCGAGAAGCGCAGAGAGTACCTTCGGAGTTTCCGCCATTAGCTGTAGCCCTCGTCAAAGCCTGAAGAAAACGCATCCGCCGCTGGGTTGATGAGATGCACCCCGTCCGCCACGCTATCCGGGTCCGACCCTGTGAACAGGCCGTAGGTCGTGGGGTCCACCTCCTCCAACGTCAACTGCTTGCACATCAACTGCCGCAACTCAATCACGCCCCGCACGAAGTAGATCGGCGTCTCATCCTCGTCCTTGACAATGCCGAACGGGTTCACATCGACGTAATCGGCAACCGTCGCCACTAGCGAGGTGCGGCTGTCAATATGCCCCTGCGGTGAACCGGCAGGCGTGAACTGGTCCGACATCGCGTCAATGCGTCCCCAGTACGTCCCGACCCGCGTGTAGACCGGGCGGGCAAAGCCGTCGGCCCCGTCCTCCGCTCGCGTGAAGAACTGAAGCCGCCGATCCAGAAGGCCGGGTGCGATATACATCAGCCAGCCACCGCGAGCTTGAACGTCCGCAACACCTTGAGGACGCGAGCCGCCGTATCCCGCGAGACATCCCAACTGATTGACGTACCCGCCGCCGTCTCGGTCGAGGCGTTCGGGGTCCGCTTTTGATAGAGGTCAGCCGCCAAGTCGATGATGCATTGCGACAGGACTGGCTCTATTTGCGCGTAATCGCCCCGCAGAGACAATCCGCAGGAGGTGGTAATGGTGTAGGGGCCGTAGGGGAATGAGTACCCCGCGTTGGCGTAAATCACGCCCGAGGACTGGTTGATCGTGTAGTCGGTCGCTGGGACGGTCGTACCTTCTGAATCCACGATGGTCGCCGTGGTGCCAATAGGACGCTTCGGGAAGATGAGCGATAGGCAGGGCTGGGGGTCAATCGTGTCGGCTCGGTCAACCGCCGTGGTATTGACAGCGGTAACCGGCACATCGGTCCAGACTTCCATCTGTGCCTTTGCCCGAGCGAGGAGCGCCGTCAAGAGCGTGTCCTCGGCGGTGGTCTCGATGCGAAGGTAGGACTTCAGATCACTTACGGTAGGGAGGGCCATTGCGCTTTGCCTCGGTCAAGATGTCTGCGTACTTCTGCCCCACTACCGGGTAGTCGTGGTAGGTCCGGACGTACTGATGCACTCGCTCAACTTCTGCCGCATAGAAGCTACGGTCTTGAACCAGTTTCGCCAAGACCTCCCGCAACTGCGGCCCGTCATTCGCCACCGTCCACGGCACCGGAATGCCGAGCTTCACCAAATCGTTCTGCGCCTCGGGGTCGCCCGCGATGACCGCCTTGCCCATCGCCGCGCCCTCCAAGCCCGACCCCTGCATCCCAAGCCAGAAGCTATCGAACACCGCATCGCAGGACGCCTTGAGCCGCAGAGCCGCGCCGTGTTCCATGTTCTCAATCAGCACCGGCTCGATGTCGATGCCCTGATGCATCTTGAGGTAGTCGCACGCATTCAGGAACTCCTGCGTCCCCTTGATCCGCCGCATCGTTGGGCTGTGCGCCACGCGGAAGGTCTTGGACTTGACCGTCTCCTCTTTCGCAATCTGCTGATAGTCAGCGACCGGCATCGGAATCGGAAGCCAATGCTTGATGCCGAGGCGGTGATGATAGGGTCTGGCCCCAAAGCAGATGGCGTCCATCCGATCGTCGTTGCCGCCGTCATTGACCCGCACCGACCCTGCCATGTTGCCGGGGTCTACCGAACCGTGGTAGGTCAGGGCTTGCATCAAGCCGTCGCGTGTGCCGCGCCGTAGCTCATTCCGCAAGACCCAGTAGTCCATGTGGCTATGCACGACATCCGCCGTCTCGTACAGCAACTGGATGGTCTGCGCGTCAATCTCCGTGTCCCATTGGCGGAGGTCGCAATGCTTGTTCGTATGCCCAAAGCGGACCAGCGCCGACACCACACCCGGTACCACGTTCGCCGCCGAGTGGT